TTGCGCCCCCTATTCGACTACTAGCGCGCTACGTACAACACACCGCCGTTGATTTCGCTGTAGCCGTCGACTAACAACTCTCTGAAGACGCCCTCCCAGTCAATGTGATAGCTGATCCACTCCGGGAGATCCTCAGAAGGCATATAGCCGCATTCGTAGCACAGTTCTTGCGCATAGTCCGCTCCGGTCGTATCGGCGACGAAATAAGAGTCATCCCAAGCGCTTTCGATGTCGTCCAGGTTGTCGCAGTATTCCGCCATGGCTTCCAGCTTGTCCGCGTCCTCGTCCTCCAGGCGCTCCAGGCGCTCCGCAATGTCGTTCAGTTCGTCAATGTTTATGAAATCTGAATCAACGAAGTTATAAAATCCGTCAAGGTCCACAATTGCGTAATCGTGTTCCCCGTTGCTGGTAGCGCGCCGGATAGCTCTACCCATGAGCTCATCATCAAGCGGAAAAGCAATTTTGAACTCGTCGCCATTGTACAGGTTGCGGATGAATGCGGTTCTCTCGTTTGTTGTGTTGATTGTGTAATTTCTCATTGTGTTTACCTCACTTTTCTTTAGTTAATTAATAGTTGTTTGTTGTCTTGGGGTCTCTTCCCTTTGACAACTATATAATACCACAACGGTGTCACCGTGTCAACAACTTTTTTATATTTTTTCTCACTTTTTTAAAAAACTGATGTTCTCTTTTCTGAATTTGGATTGTATACAATTTTGAATGAAAAACATTTGTTCGCGCGTGTCTGTTTTGTTGCGCCAACGTTCCAATGTGGGCGAACTCACCCCGCGCGCGTGTGTAGAATCGTAACAGAGACAACCGGAAAGGGGGAAAAATGGGAAAAAAGAAAAATCCGGAAAAACCGGAAAAGAAAAAAACCAGCCGTCCGGATTGGGACGCCATCCGGAATGATTACATAACCGGCAACGAATCGCCGAAGGAATGCGCCCGGCGGCATGGCGTTAACTATAGGACGTTAGGGAATCATCTATGCCGGGAACGGTGGAACGACCAGCGCGCCGCCTATCGTGGGGCGGTGACAGATAAAGCCATTGAGACGGCGAAAAACTGCACCGCCTACCGCGTCGCTTCCGAATTAGTGGGGCTTTCCGGCGTGGTGGATGCGCTGGAACGTGAGACGCGTAAAGCGCTAGAGGACGGGGAACAGTTGCACCGCTACCTAGTACAGACGACCAGCAGACACAAGGACGGCACCACAGAGACCGCCTACAAGGACATCACCAGCGATAAGGTAGACACACGCGCATTGAGAGACTTAACGGATAGCGTAAAGACGTTGGAGGCGCTGAAGCGTTCGTTAAACGGGTTGGAAACCGCACAGGAGCGCCACCGCCGGCAAATTGAAAAAGAGCGCTTGGAGTTAGAGCGTGAGCGGCTAGCCTTGGAGCGTGAACGCGTCGAGTTAGTCCGGAAACGTGAAGAGCGTGACGCGGAGGGCGTTAAGGGCGTGCAGATTGTTGTGGGGGGATACTGCGATGATTACAGCGAATAGCCGCCGAATGCAAACGGTACAACTGGGGACGCCATCGCCCAAGCAAGATATGTTTTTGCGCTGTCACCGTAAATATATCGGATATGGTGGCGCCCGTGGTGGTGGTAAGTCCTGGGCGGTGAGAGTCAAAGCAATCTTGCTTGCTCAACGCTTCCCCGGAATTCACATGCTCATTGTTCGGCGTACATACAAGGAGCTAGAAGGTAACCACATTAGGACACTGCGAGCCATGACACGGGACTTTGCCGCCTACAACAGCACGGAGAAATTACTCACGTTTTCCAATGGCTCTATGATTGAATTTATGTATTGCGCCCGTGACGCGGACCTTGACAAGCTTCAGGGATTGGAATACGACGTTATCTTTTTGGACGAGGCTACACAGCTCAGCGAATACCAAATGCGGACAATTACCGCCACATTGCGAGGTGTCAACGACTTCCCGAAGCGCGTCTATTACACGTGCAACCCTGGCGGTCAGGGGCACCAGTACATTAAGCGGCTTTTCATCGACAAACAATACAAGCCAGGTGAGAACCCGGAAGAGTACGCATTTATTCAGGCGCTTGTGGATGATAATACAGCACTGATGGAATCACAGCCGGACTACCTAGCGCAGTTGGAGGCATTGCCTAAAGCACTGCGGGAGGCGTGGAGGTATGGACGTTGGGACGTGTTCGCCGGGCAAGTGTTCACCGAATTCACGGACGCGCCGGAACATTACGCCGACAAGCGTTATACACATGTGATTGAACCGTTCCCGATTCCGATAGGTTGGAACATCTACCGCGGGTTTGACTGGGGTTATTCCAAACCTTTCTCGGTTGGATGGTATGCCGTAGCGCCGTCGGGCAGGATGTACCGATTCGCTGAATTGTACGGCTGTACCGGTGAGCCTAATGAGGGCGTTCAATGGACTGTTGACCATGTCGCCGAGGAAATCCGCCGCATGGAAGAGGAACACCCATACATGAAAGGGCGCCACGTGTTCGGAATAGCAGACCCGGCAATATTCGCCGAGGACGGCGGGGAAAGTATCGCGGAGACGATGGAAAAGCACCGAGTGTATTTTGACCGTGGAGACCATCAACGCATACCGGGCAAAATGCAGTGTCATTACCGGTTAGCCTTTGACGATGACGGGCGACCGATGTTTTACGTCTTTAACACGTGTAAACATTTCATCCGGTGCATTCCGGCGCTGATGTACGACGAAACACGGGTAGAGGACATTGACACATCACTGGAAGACCATAACTACGACGAGTGGCGGTATGTGTGTATGGCTAGACCTATTGCACCGCGAGAAATGCACCACAAGAAAATCATTGACCCGAATAATATTGACGACCCGCTGAACATGGTCAGAGACAAGGTAGAGGGACAGACTACAGACGATATATTAACGTTTTACGAGGTATAGAGCATGAAGAAAAACAAAGATCTGCGGAAAGCAGAGACCGACAAGAAAAACAATCAGTTCGGACAGAAGGACGCAAAGGACGCAAAAAAGGACGCAAAAGCAGAAAAGGACGCAAAAGCGGAGCAGACACCGAACAGACAGCAGAAGGAGCAGAGCGGACAGCAGAGGGAAAGTCAGCCGAAACAGAGAGAACAGAGACAGCAGACCGAACCGAGAAGACAGCCGAAGGAACAGACCAACGGAGAACAGCAGAGAGGACAGAGACAGCCGAACGAGCAGAGGGAACAGCAGAACGGAGAGTATCGCCCGGAACGGTATAAACCGAAAGAGCAGACAGAACAGCCACAGCAGAGCGCACCGACTGAACCGCACTTCACACCCGACAAGGTGTCGGAGGTGCTTCAGATTCTGCACGAGTACAAAGACGGGAAAACAACCGTCGACATGAAAGCAACAGAAAATCAGGAATGGTGGCGGCTCAGACATTGGAACGTCATTCAGGGCAAGACGGAAGCGGGTAAAGCAAAAGTTGAAGTTGGGTCAGCGTGGGCGGTAAACTCCATCCTGAATAAACACGCCGACTTCATGGACTCATTCCCAAAGGCTAACGTATTAGCAAGAGAAGCAGACGACGAGGAAGAGGCGCAGATTCTTTCAAAGATTCTCCCGGCAATCGAGGAACACACGGACGCGGAACAGGTATACAATACCGCCGGTTATGACTTCCTGATAGATGGAACGGCGATAACCTCCGTACTATGGGACCCGATGGCACACGACGGAATGGGCGACATTAAGAAAACCAATGTGGATATTCATAATGTGTTTTGGCAACCGGGAATAGAAGACATTCAGCAGTCTAAATATTTCTTTGATGTTTCCGTGGCTGATGTGAACGACGTGAAACTACAGTACCCCGACATAGCGGACAGAATCGGCGGAGGAAAGCAGGGGTTCATCACCGAGTATATTCACGATGATAATATTAACCATCAGAACGACATTGAGATTATCAATTGCTACTACAAGAAGTTGGAAATGAGACCAGTTCTCATTAACATTGACCCTCAGACAGTAGCACAGCACCTTGTACCCCGTGAGATTCTGCACATGGCTATTATCATCGGTGACCAGTGCGTATTCTGTTCAGAGGATAGCCCGGAGTACCAGGACGGCTTTTATAAGCATGGAAAATACCCGTATGTATTCCGGAAGTGCTTCCCGGTCAAAGATAGCCCGTGTGGCTTTGGCTATCTCGACATTATGAAATACCCTCAGAGGGACATTGACAAGTTAGACCAGGCAATCATGAAAAATACCATGATGAAAGCTAAACCTCGTTGGTGGGTAAAGAAGAACGCGGACATCAACAAGGAAGCCTTTGCGGATTGGAATGAAGAGATTGTAGAAGTCGGTTCAGGTGACCTTGGGTCGGCAGTTCAACAGATGGACGTTGACACGCTCCCGGCAATCGTTGAAACTCACTTGGAAGCGAAAATAGACGAGCTGAAAGAGATTTCCGGAAACAGAGACTTCTCACAGGGTTCTACCGCTTCCGGTGTAACTGCGGCTAGTGCAATAGCAGCGCTTCAGGAAGCTGGAAGTAAACTATCGAGAGACATTAACAAAGTAATGTACCGAGGTTCAAGAGAAGAGTACTATCTCGAAATAGAACTGATTCGGCAGTTCTACACCGAACCGAGAACATTCCGTATTGATGATGGAACGGGTCGTTATGAATACATGGACTATTCCAACGTGAACATCGCACCTCAGGGCATTACAACACCCGAAGGAACACGTCACAAAAAGAGCATTTTTGACTTGGAAGTATCGGCAGAAAAGCAGAGTCCATTTTCAAGAGCTTCACAGAACGAGACGGCGAAAGAGCTTTATCAGATGGGACTGTTTGCACCTGATAACGCAACGTCCGCACTGGTTTGTCTCGACATGATGGAATTCGAGGGCAAGGAGAAGATTAAGCAGCAGATTCAGCAGAATGATACATTTATGCAGCAGTTCCAGCAAATGCAACAGCTTATTATTCAGCTCTCACCGGAAGCGGCTGTACAGATGGGACTAGTAGATCCGAATCAAGTTATGATGGCTCAGAACGCAAATAACGGCGCTACAGGGGTATCTGAGGAAGGGTCGGCAGAAGATAGAGCGGCGAAGAAGACAACGAACACCGACAGACTGGACAGAGCGAGAGAAAAAGCTCGTAGCGCTTCGGAGGTGAAGTAGCATGACGACCGTAAAAATGACCGTATCGGAAAATGATATTTTCTTTGAATGCGTGAATCATGCGAACACCCATGACGAGTGTATCATGTACTCGACTCTATGCAACGTGCTTGTGAGCGCCGTTTTACCGCATGGAATTGTGCCGAAGGTATATGAACCCGGACACGTCATTATCGTGGCTCACAAGTACACTGAGAGCGTTTTAGCGGTATTCCATGCAGTGTGGGCGACCTTTGTAGAATTGAGAAGTCAATACAACGGTGTAAAATTAATCGGGGTAGACGACTTTAATTCCTGAGACAAGGAATAATACAAATGATATAATAGAGCTGTAAGTTAGTTCTATACAGATAGATTCACCCATTAACTTGCGACCTGATTTTTTCATAATTCCAACATAACCTTAAATTCATCGGGAAAGCCTCAGTCTTAACGGACTGGGGCTTTTTTCGTGGGGGAGAGATATGAAAGAGCGTTATATAAAATAGCATTGTCAGAAATAAAGAGTTCGTCGCTCTATAAAAGACAGAAAGGAAATAAAGTATGACAAAATTCAATTTTAACTGGTCTCTTTTTGACGGAGAAGGTGGAGAAGGCAACGCTTCATCCGGAAGTCAGAGCGGACTGGGAGCAGAAGCAGACAAATTCCTCGCTTCACTTGGCGGTGAGGAGCGGACTGATAACAACGATACTACGGAGTCACCGGAAGTTGCATACGGATTAGACACGGAGGAATCGGATAACAGCGCGTCTGAGTCTGAAAGTCAGGAAGAAATTAGCCCTGAAGAAGAGTTTGCGGAGCTTGTCGGAAAGAACGGCAGATTCCATGAGCTTTACGGAAAAGCAGTATCGGACGCTATCAACAACAGATTCAAGAATCAATCCAGTGCACAGGAGAGAGTTGACAGCTACGAGGACGCATTAGCGCCGATTATGAGACATTACGGACTCGAAAGGGGCGATATCGAGGGATTAACCGAAGCCATTAACAGTGATGATGATTGGATTGAGGACGCCGCCCGTGAGAAGGGTATCACTCCCGACCAATACAGAGAGAATCTGCGGCTACAAGAAGAGTTAGAAAAGAACCAACGTGCTTTGTCCGAGTACAAGGCAGAGGCAGAGAAAGCGGAAAGAATGACCGCATGGAACGCGGAGGCTGACGAGCTTAGAGAATCATTCCCAAACTTTGACCTTGAGCAAGAAATGAGCTACAACCCGAAGTTTACGGACTTAATCGAGAACGGCATTTCTGTTATCGATGCCTTTGTAGCGACACACACACAAGACATTCTGAAAGGACTCGCCGAAGAGTCTACAAGAAGTGCAAAACAGGATGTAGTGAATCAGATTCAACAGAGACAATCACGACCTGCTGAAAATGGTCTAAAGCACCAACCGGCAGTAGCAAGAAAGGTAAATCCTTCAGAGTTCACGAATGATGATATGGACAAGATTCTGAAGGAAGTAGAGAGTGGTAAAACATTCTCGTTCTAAAGCTCTCTTGTCTGTATCGAAATATACAAGAATACAGAAGGAGCAAAAGAATATGTTTAAGTACGTTTTTAACCTGTTCGATTTGAACACCAACGTTACCACTGCGGCTAGCGCACCTAACGACCTGTCCCCTGAAATGAAGACCTTCTATGACAAGGTTCTGATTCGTGCGGCAGAGCCTGAACTGGTTCACGATCAGTTCGGTCAGAAGCGACCTATTCCGGGCGGAAACGGAAAGAAGATTGAGTTCAGAAAGTTCTCTAGTCTTCCGAAGATGGATAAGAAGCCGCTCACCGAGGGTGTAACCCCTGATGGTCAGAGCCTGAACGTAACCAAGTTGGAGGCAGAAATTAAGCAGTACGGCGGATATGTAACCACATCCGACATGCTGAAACTCACTGCATTTGACCAGGTGACTGCGGAGACCCTGAAACTTCTCGGTTCCCAGGCGGGCAGAACTTCCGATACCGTGACGAGAGACGTTTTATGCGCTGGTACTTCCGTAATTTATGCGGGCGGTGCTGAGTCGAGAACCACACTGAAGGAAGCAAACACTCTCAAGATTGCGGACATTAAAAAGGCGGTTAGACTGCTGAAAAGAAACAATGCGCCGAAGATTGGTGACAGCTATGTGGCAATCGTTCACACCGATACCGCATACGACCTGATGAATGATCCTGAATGGATTGAGGCTCAGAAGTACACCACTTCCGAGAAGATTTTCAACGGAGAAATCGGTCACATGTACGGAGTTCGCTTTGTAGAGTCTACCGAAGCGAAGATTTGGAGCAAGGAAGATTCAGGAGCAACCGTACCTGTATACGGAACTCTCGTAATGGGTTCAGATGCATACGGTATCACTTCCATTAACGGCGGTGGAATCGAAACAATCACTAAACAGCTTGGCTCGGGCGGAACTGCGGACCCGCTGAATCAGAGAGCAACTATGGGTTGGAAGATGAACAAGACAGCAAAGATTCTTGACGATACTAGAATGGTAAGAATCGAGCACACTTGCACGGGGGCAGATGACGCATCCAACTAAAGCCAAGCATTAACGAAGGAGTTAATATGGCAAGAGTAAAAAAAGAAGCTGCTGTAGCAGAAACGGAAGCTGCTGTAGCAGAAACGGAAGCTGCTGTAGCAGACGAAAAAGCAAAAACCGTAGTAATTCAGCTTCCTGTTATTGAGGGCATGGGCGACAGCGTTTATGTCTGCGTTAACATGAAGAGCTATCAGATTAAACGCGGAGAGCCTGTAGAGGTGCCGTTAAGCGTGGCAGAAGTTCTTAGGAATTCCGATAGACAGATTATGGTAGCAATGCAGAGACAGGAAGAAATGGCCTCGAAGAACTACGGCGAAATGTAAACGCGATGGGGGGAGCAGAAACTTCTGTTTCCCCTTTTTGTAAAGGAGCAGAAATGAAAGTAAAAGACCTTCTGAATTTAATTAAGACGGAGAAGCCGAATTCTTTCAGTGATGAAATGCTCTTGGGATATATCAACGAGATTGAAGCAGAGGTGCAAGACCAAATGGAAATTGTGCCGGTTACAAGCTACGACTTGAAGCTGGACATGAATAAAGACCTTTTGGTTAAACCGCCATATGACAAGCTCTATATATCATACCTTAAAGCAAGGATAGATTATGTCCTTGAAGAGTACGAGAATTACGAGAACGACCAAGCACAGCATATCGCCGATTTCAGGGATTTTGCGGATTGGTCAGTCAGAACTAGGGCATATCACAAAAGAAGCCCTAAACGCTTTATAAACGTGTTTTAAAGGGGGTGTAGGCAATGCCATTACAAGCATTACAGAATAAGCCGTCACCGCTTGAGGAACGAGTTATAGAGTTTAAGGGACTGAATAGAAAAGCTTCCGTAGAGTCGGGGGAAATGGCAGATATGCTGAACATGTCATGCGACTTATACCCAACGCTCACTCAGAGAAAAGCACGCGGCTTGTTTACAGAGATTCCGCTTGATTGTACAAAGGTTCAAGACCTTATGGAGCGTAGAGACCCTACAGATTCGAGAACAAAGCTAGCGGTCGTTGGTGCGAACTCTGATGGGGTATGGCGCTTTTGGTACGACGGAACGATGTACGACATGGCGCTTACAGCTAAAGAGAAGATGGTGGCGGTGAACAATTACATTTGTTTCTTCCCATCGAAACAGTGGTTCAACGTAGGAACTAAAGATTTCGGTTTAATGGGGTATTTCCATCAGAATGTACACGAAGATTACCTTGACGGTATCGAAGACCCTTCATACGATTACATGATTCACGACTACAGCGCAGATTGGATAGGACGTGTATTAATTGACCCACAAGACCAGGAACACCTATATCTGATGGTTTCGGCAAGAGGACAAAAATATGCTGCGGGGCAAACCTTTAACGGCAAGTTCTCGGAGCTTAAAAGTATGATTCGAATAGGCGATGTTGTCAGATTGTCGGGGGATTTTGTCGGACTGAACAACAAAACCGTGAAAGCTGCGGAAGGAAACGAAGGTGTGCTTGCAGACGATGAAGGAAATTTCACAGCACCGCAAATTCCTATTACCGTGCTTGACGTATTGAAGATTGGGGATATTCCTATTCCTACGTTCAATTACACGGCGTATGACGGTGCAACAGGAGACCCATTCGATAATTCGGTTGCGCTCGGTACAAAGGGAACGTATGAAGGAATCTTCATCAAATTCAGTAAAGACGAGTTTTCCTCGGTTACTGCATACATCAGTCCATGTGCGGCAAGTACGTTAATGAACAGCAAGTACACAGGATTCTTTGCTGGACATTTAAAGGTTGAGCGTGTCGTTCCGGAGCTTGACTTCTTCATGGAGTGGAACAACCGACTTTGGGGAGTGAGCAACAAGGATAATACGATTTATGCCAGCAAACTGGGAGACCCTATGTCATGGGATTACTATCAAAACACAAGCATGGATTCCTACTATGCACAGCAAGGAACGAACGGCAATTGGACTGGTTGTGCGGTGTACTCGTCTCACCTTCTGTTCTTTAAAGAGAACTTCATTCACAGAGTTTACGGTTCAGCACCTTCATCGTTCCAAACATCGATTATCGAGGGGTTCGGAGTGGAAGAAGGTTCAAGTGAATCTATAGCGACGGTGAACAACATGATTTTCTACAAGTCGCCAGTGGGGATTATGTGCTATGAGGGCGGAAACCCATACAGCATTAGTGAAAAGTTCGGCGACTGGAAATACGACAATGTTGTGTCGGGATCGCGCCATAAGAAATACTATGCTTCAATCCACATGAAGGGCGGCGGCTACAAGGTTCTCGTTTGCGATACTGGCACGGGACTTTGGCATATCGAGGACACGGTCGGGGTGCACTGCTTCCGAAACTACAAGAACAAGCTACTGATGGTGGATAACGCACAGAAAAATGTTCTCGTATTGGATGCAGAAGATTTTGACATAGCACCAGTGAAGAACGATGAACCTATTCCGTGGAGCGTGACGTTCGGACCATTCGATGAATACATCGAAAATCAGAAGATATATTCCAAGCTACAGATGAGAGTTCAGCTACCCGAAACAGCAACGCTCAAAATAGAGATTGCTATGAATGCGCTAAAGCTCAGTGATTGTAAATGGGAGACCATAAAGGAGATTTCCGCAGAGAATGAACTTTCGGTTCATGTGCCGATTGTTCCGAGAAGATGTTCGAGGTTCTATGTACGGCTAACTGGTGTCGGTCGTTGTCGAATTGATTCTTTCACACGGAAATACAGACAGGGTTCTTCAAGAGTGGTTAAGCAGTGATAATTGATTATGACCACAACCCGAACATAGACGGAGAGAAGAGGCTTCAATCACTAAAGGAGTCTGTTCAAAGAGCGTTAGATGAAGTATCTAACACGGACACCAAGGAAACGACAGTTAAAGAAATTAAGAATTTCTACACGAACAATACAACTATAGTTCAAGGAGACGGTTCTTCTCCAATACCCGAAGATGAAATAACTTCTCTATTGAACAATCTATTTAACGATTAATTGGTGGTAATTATGGCAACATACTTAGACAATGCGGGTGTAACACAAATTCTCGCAAAGATTAAGTCTCTCTTGGCGAAGAAAGCAGAAATTACGGCTATTCCAACGAAAACATCACAGCTTACAAACGATTCGTATTATCAGACGGAATATGATGTTAATACCAAGATTACAGACAAGCTGAATACGCTTGATTTGGCTGATAAAGATATTCCGTCAACGATAGATGAAGGACAATACTTTGTTTCGGAATTATCGCAAGAAAATGGCTTAGTTAAGGCTAAAAAAACTCAATTCGCAACGATGTTTACGATAAATCTTGAAGCCGCACAGTCGCAAGGCGATGTTGTAACTTCGGCACAGCTTAGCCAAAGTATTGTGGACGCAGTAGGGAAAATCACATCGTTTGAATACAAGATTGTAGATTCGCTCCCAGCGGTTTCCGAAGGAAAGAAGGGCACTATCTACCTTGTAGCGCATAGCGGTTCTACAGCTCAGAACAGCTATGACGAGTACATTTTCCTTCCGGCAGACGGCAGTACAGCGGCACGATATGAGAAAATCGGCACAACCGATATTGACCTCACTCAATACGCAAAGAAAACGGAGATTCCGACAAAGGTTTCTCAGCTCACAAATGATGCAAACTACGCTACGCAGAATTATGCGTATAACACTATTCGTGATGAGATTACCGACCTTGATTACAGCGATACCGCCGTAGACGGACAATATGTATCGTCTGTATCGGAAACGGACGGTGTAATCAAAGTGACGAGAGCGAGCTTGCCAGCCGTAGGAACAGCAGATTCACCAATTTCGAACACAACGATTGAGAGTATCTTTACACAGGTATTCGGTTAGGAGATAGCCTATGAAACTAGACGACATTGGTCTAAAAAAGGTATTTGAGCTTATGAAGGGTAGGATTTGGAAAGAATGCTATCCCGTAGGCTCAATCTATATGAGCGTGAATTCCACAGACCCATCAACATTGTTTGGTGGGTCGTGGGAGCGGATTCAAGACACGTTCCTTCTTGCTTCCGGTAACTCATACGGCGCCGGTAGCACAGGTGGTTCTGCTGACGCAGTAGTGGTGAAGCACCTTCATCAACCGTCTACTGGTGACGGATTTAACGCTTATATGAGCGGCACGGTTGAAAGAGTACGCTTAGGAACGTCAACAGCAAGCAGTGCGCGGTATGCGATTGTTGGAAAGAAGAATGCTTCAAGTGCGGATGCCTCGGGACTCAGATATGCTGGTAGTACGGACTGGACAGGAAGTGATGGAGCGGGAAAGAACATGCCACCATATTTAGCCGTGTACGTGTGGAAGAGAACGGCGTAGGAGGTGAAGATGTCAATAGTAAGAGGTGATACCTTCACGGTGTCAATAGATGTTTACGGAGACAGGTTCAGGAACGCCTTGAGTGAAGAAAAAGTCGTTCTTGTGACATTTCAGCAGAATGAAGTAAGCATTACAAAGTACAATAAAGAGCTTGAAATCAAAGACATTACCGAAGAATTCTTTGATGATTCCGACCCCGACAATCCAATATCAGGAATAAAAACAATCGGTGCAAATGTAAAATGCCACCTAACGGCAGAAGAAACAATGAGATTCCAAGTAGGCGGAGTTCAGGTTCAGCTTAAGTGGGGCGATGAGAACGGCAACAAATGCAGTGCAAAGGTTGTTCAGATACCAGTCGGGGGAAGTCTTAGAGAAGCTCCACCAAGAACGAAGGAGGACGAAATATGTCTGATGTAAGAATGGAGGTACGAGACAACGAGGAAACATATGTTGTTTCAAGTGACGTTGGCTACAAATACCTTAACGGACGAGTCACCGCCCTCGAAGGGTCTTTAGAAAAAGACCTTGCGGATAAATGGGCGAAGGCTCTACAGGAAATCAATAATTATTTGAACAATCTACAGGTGAACATTGTTGGGAACAAGATTGTTGATGAACTCCCCGAAGTTGGCGATCCCGGAATTCTGTACCTTGTCATGAATGAAGCTGGGACAGCGTACACTTCATACATTTATGCGAATGACAAGTGGGTGAAACTTGCTGTTATCGACTTCTCGAAGTACGTTCCGATTACACGGAAGGTGAACGAAAAGGCACTCGATACGGATATAGTTCTCACGGCAACAGACATTGGTGGGGATAGAACCAAAGCAACGGGCGAAAATTCTCATGCGGAAGGGACTCAGTGCGAAGCTCTCGGAGATAGTTCTCACGCAGAAGGAACAGGCTCTTGGGCGACAGGACCATCGTCCCATGCAGAAGGTTATGGCACGGAAGCCGCCGGGGAATATCAGCACGTACAGGGCAAGCACAATGTTATTGATGAGGCTAACAAGTTTGCGGACATTGTGGGTAACGGAGCAGACATTCTGAACAAATCTAACGCCTATGCTCTTGATTGGGACGGTAACTTGTACCTTAAAGGCGGCGTGTACGTAAACTGTAATGCAGACTCTACGGGCGGTACAAAGCTGAGTCTTGATGTTGATTCTATCATGGGTGCCATTAAAGACCAGCTGTACGAGAAGGTTTACCCGGTCGGCTCTGTATACATGACAAGTGATGATAACTTCAATCCGGAAGAGGTTTTCGGTGGAACATGGCACCACGTTACCGATGATGTTTATCTCAAAGCGGTTATGAGCGGTGGCGGTTCTACTGGTGGTTCTACAAATCATGTCATTACAGCATCGAATCTTCCACCACACGTGCACGGCATGAGGCACACTCACAATGTATCGAGCAAAGGGTATTACGCAATTGCGACTCAGAAGGTGTGGCAGTTTGAGACTTTCGGAGGCAAGTTTCCCGACCATTCGGCAAAATACAAGGTTCCAATGGTTCGCACAGCTACAAGTAGCAGCCCTTCCGGAGAGCAGAGAGATTGTAAAACAACAGGTAGCGCTAGTATTTCCGATACAGGAACAGGTAGCTTTGCGAATACCGCATACCATCCCGGCTATTACGGCGTGCATATCTGGGAACGGATGGCGTAATGAATCACCCTATCATGTTTACGGTAAGCGATATTTTGTGGTTGGCGGGAGCAATAGTAGCTATTTCAGCCGCAGTAAAAGTAATAGCGGAGTGTATCAATAGAATGCAGAAGCCAAATAAGACACAAGATGAACGAATTGGAAAGCTTGAGAAAAAAGCGGTTGCGGGTTATGAAAGACTGAATCAGTTAGAAGAGGGAAACGCAATTACACAGCGTGCCCTTTTGGCGCTTCTAGCTCATGGAATAGATGGAAACGACATTGAAGCGATGAAGCAAGCCAAAGCGGAGCTAACCGACTATCTGATAGGGCGCTGATATAGCCTAATACGGCTCATATTTACGTTCTGACGGCTTTTAGTTCACCCAAGGTATAAATTATCACTCATATAAACAAAAGCTCTCACAGAGCGGATTTGGAGGAAGAAATGGACATGACAACTATTACTCAGTATTTCGTACCACAGATTGTGGCTTTCTGTTTGTGCGTAGGTTTTGTAATGAAGCGTTGGCTTCCGATGGATAACAAGTGGATTCCAACCGCACTGTTCATCATCGGTATCATTTGTGGAATTGCTACCACAGGAATGACTTTTGACGGTGTTGTATTCGGTGCTGTTTCGGGTCTTGCTTCCGTTGGACTGAATCAGTCCTTCCAGCAGGCGCTGGGACTGAATGTGCGTCCGAACATTGAAATGACTGACGATGAAGTTCAGGATTACGAACTGGCAGAAGAAGAGGACGAAGCAGACGAAGAAGGTGAAGATGATGAGTAAGACGATTGCGGTTCAGTGCGGACACGGCGTAAGCCTTGATGGCTCTTGGGATTCCGGTTGCGTGTATAAGGGGCATAGCGAAGCGGCGCTCATGCTGAAAATCACAAAGGCCGCTGTTAAGTATCTGCGGAAATCGGGTGTAACCGTGATTTCGGATGCCGACCATGGAAACAACAAGAACATGATTGCGGATGTACGGTGGGCGAACAACGTAGGGTGCAAACTCTATGTGTCCATCCACTGCGACTACAGCGGAGCACCGAAGGGTGTAATGCCGCTTTATGTGTCCGGTAGTGGAAAGAAGCTGGGAAAGTGCCTTGAAAAATCTATCAAGAAGGACTTGAAGATGAGAAGCAGAGGCGTTCAGAAGAGAACAGACCTTTTCGAACTGAACGGAACGGATATGACGGCTTGTATTCTTGAAACAGGAAGTATTAAAGGCGATTTGGCTACACTTAAAGGCAAGCCTGATACATACGGCAAAGCGATTGCAAAGGGTATCTGCGCATATCTTGGAGTTGCATTTAAGGAAGGTACAAAGCCAAAGCCAAAGGCAAAAGAGACCTATCGTGTTCGCAAGTCTTGGAAGGACAGCAAATCTCAGAAGGGAGCTTTCACCAGTCTTGCCAACGCTAAGAAGTGTGCGGATAAATACGGCTACTCCGTTTTTAACAGCAAGGGAAAGGCGGTGTATCGTGGCAAAAAGTAGGAAGATTAACAGAACTTATGTTGTAATTAAGGCTGACCCACTGCGGGTCAAGCCTTCTTACAAGTCGAAGCTGAAAAAGACTCTTTCGGTTGGAACAAAGGTTCATGCAACGAAGATTAAAGGCTATTACATCTATGTTCCGGCACTTAAAGGTTGGACGATTTGGAAGGACAGCAAAGGACATAAATATGTCCGCCTCGTATCCGTTCCGAAAAGCACAAAGGCGGATAAGCTGCTGAAAGAACTTAAGGTGATCGCACAGAAATTAATCAAAGCTGGTGTGAAGTATAACGCAAATCATCCGTGTAAGAGCTTGTCCAGTGCGTTAAAGGGCAAGAGAACGAATTGTGCGACGTTTATCTCTTTCGGTTTACAGGAAATTGGTGTGCTTCCGAAGGGAAAGTACATTTGGCTCGATACGAAGATTCACGGAACAGGGAAAAACATTATCAAGAAGAAGGCGAAGATTGCATATCCTCGGAAGAAATGGAAACAGGCAAAATTAAAACCTGGTGACATTTGCGGGTTTGCACATAAGCCTCATACGATGGTGTATGTCGGAAAGGATAAGAACGGACATGCCTTGTGGTATTCGGCTGGCGGTTCAGATGTTAAACCGAAAGATCTTGGTCCAAAGAGAAAGCAGAAGTACGAAAACAGAACGGTATATGTGCGAATTCGCTTGAAATAGCGGTGTGGCGGGGCGAATAAAGTCCCGCTTTTCTTATATGCTAAAACAAAAACATACTTACGAAAGGAGTATAAATAATGGGCAGAATAAAGTATGTGAAAACGAAAGCCCCAACTGTGAAATCACCTACATACAAAGCACCATCGGGATATAAGGGAGCGTATGACAAGCAGCTCTCGGGCGCTCTTGACAGTGTTGTAAATTGGAAATACGACCCAACAAAGGACGCTAGTTATCAGTCGTTGGCGAAGCTTTACACTCAGCGTGGAGAACAGGCGGCTAGAAATACAATGGGGGATGCGGCGGCGCTCAATGGCGGGTTTGGAACAAGCTATGCGGTTAGTGCGGCTCAGCAGTCGAGAAACGACTATAACGCTGAATTTGCCACAAAGGCTATGGAGCTTGAAGATAAAGCGTATAATCGTGCTTCCACTTCATTATCTGCACTTAGAGACGCGGACGACACGTCATATGGACGGTACAGAGACAAAGTATCTGATAGTCAGTGGGGATATGAGCAGAAGAATAACAATTACTGGCAGGGTAAAAACTTCAAAGAAGATGCTCTCATGAATCGGCTTAATTACAATGTGAACGTATATCAGGCAAAAAAAAGTAGCTCTTCCGGGGGTCGGAAGTCCTCTCGGAAGAGTAGTGGCGGTGGTAGAAGAAGTAGCGGAAGCACTTATTACTCTCCTAGCGCATCGACTTCCAGAGGTTCAAGCAGTTCGGGTGGCGGTGGAAAGTCCTTTGCCGATAAAGTAATGTCGGCGGCATCCAAACTTCAGAAAAACAAGAAGAAGAAATAGAAAGGGGCATTGCCTTGGGAAAGAAAGATAAGAAAGCATATCAAGCGTATCTAAAAGCCCACAAAGGAAAGGGTTCTTTCTGGAACTCTTTCCTTTCTACTACTACGAACAAAATCAAGAAGGAAGTAAAAAAGCATGTAAAGGCAGTCATGAAGTCTACACCTAAAAAGAGTGGAAGTCAGGCTTATAGAGAGTATCAGAACATTCACTCGGGGAACGGCTCTACAGGAAACACTTTCCTTTCTACCAACGCAAACAAGAGCAAGAAGGAAGTAAAGAGAAGGGTTCAGAGCGTTTCCACACCTTCTACTTCTTCACAGCGTGATAGTTATGAAGCACGGGAAAAGGCGGCGAACAGTTACCTTAACAGGGAGCGTTCGTCTACTTCTCGTCTCGGAAATACTTTTCAGGCAACAAGGGAAACCGCAAAATATAATCCTGAAAAGCGTGAGAGACAGCAGTCTATCGAGAAAAAGAGAAGAGAGGGTATTCAGGCGGTAGAGAATCGCTATGCGAAAACTTCCAGTCCGTCAAAGCTCCATGATGGTGTTATGTCTGAACAGCAGACTGAACCTATCCACGAAAAACAGGTTAAGATTGAGAATGAGATAACCGAACAGAACAGACAGCGTGCAAAGGACTACATGGAACAGGAGTCCTCGGGGCAGAAACAGCATGAAGGAAAGTCCAACGGAACAAAGAATGCGAATCAGGCGGCTTCATTAAAAAGAATTTCCGACAAGTCGGACAGACAGGTGGAGATTGAGAATCAGAAGAAACTGGAAGAAACACAAAAGCAGCTCTCGAAGAATCGGAGTAAGGAAAAGGTTTCCTACGGTGCTTCACCTATGGAAATGGGCGAACATCAGAACGGTTCTACAGCTTCTCGGAGAATGGATAATAACCGCATTGATTTATCCGATACAAAGCTTGCTCGTGCCGATGAGAGATTAAGTGACGCTACAGTCGGAACAGGGAAGCAGATTGTCGGCGGATTTGCAAAAACAGCTGGTGACGTTGTGGACGTGTACACAAGACATGGTGGAGCGTCTATCGTCAAGGCAAACAAATTCGAAGAAGATAGATTCATCAATAGTCAGATTCAGCGGAAAGACGTGTCAGGGGGCACTAAAAACACGCTTAGAGGGGTCAAGGAGGGCTATAACAACGCAGAAGAGTATATGCGTAGCGGTGGCATGTATAACCCTGGAAAGGCGCTATATTCGGTCGGAGAGAAGATTCAGGCAAGCGGTGACAAACAGGTTGAGAAGTCCATGGAAGGATTAACCAGGTTCGAGAAGATTCTCATGGGTGCTTATACCTCGGGTCTCGGTACGGCGGCAGATATGAGTTTTGGTCCGTATTGGGCGGTGTCCATGGCGGCTAGAACATACGGTAACACAAGGGGCAGTGCAGAAGCACAGGGAGCAACAGCCGGAGAAGATAGACTCTATTCCGTGCTTGAGGCGCTGAAAGAGACAGGAACAGAGTACATGTTCGCCGGTGCCGGTCTTGCAAGCAAGCTCACAGGTGCGGGTGCGGCTCTTGAGAAAACTGGTCTCGGTGCTTTAAAGTCAACTGCACTTGATAGACTCGCCGTAGGTGTGGGAAACAGATTCGGAAATGTAGCTGCTAATGTAGCTTATTCGGGTGCGAAACTTGCCCTTGGTGGAACGGAAGAAGCAACCGAAGAACTTGTAGGCGGTCTTTTGGATGCGCCTATCACGAACCTTTCCTATGGAAATGCCGTAGATGAACGGAGAGAAAAGAGCTATCGTGAAATGCTTCTCAGTGGTTCTGATAACCTTGAAGATAGAATCTCGAATGAGGCGGCACAATACGGAGTCAGTAGGGAAGAACTGGCGAAGGTATACGGCGAAGACATTAACAGTAAAGAGTTCCTGGAAGAGCAGATTCAATCCTATGTTGATTCGGGAATGAGTCAAAAGCAAGCTGCTTCCATGGCAGAGAAAATGCAACAGTATTTATCCGCAAGCATTCCCGGAGACTCTAAAAAGGCGAAAAAACTTGAAGATGAAATGACGGCAGATTACATGAAGATGGTTTCTGTAAAACAGAAATTTTCCGCATCCGAAACTTTGGATGCCATGGCTTCTGCATACATCATGACAGCGGTAACGGGCGTTGCGACTAACGGTCGAGCTCTTTCCTATGGAGCAAATGTCAGAGACAGCTTGAAGCAAGACTATGCAATGAAGAGCATGAGGGGACTTGATGATAATGTCAGTCCTGAAATTCTCAGGAACGTGCTCTCAGAGAAGGTATCAAGCTACAACACGGCACAGGCAATGGCAGATATTGCGGTAAACGTAGAGGATAGCAAGATTGCCACAAGGGCACAGGCTATCAAGGACACCGCAAACGAGGGAACGGATATTGCCTTGGAGCAGTACGCAGATATGGCACATGCAATCAATGTTCAGATGACAAAGAACTCGGAGTCCATTCAGACTGCACGGAATTTGGCTATGCGGAAAGTTGAGAATGAAAACCTTGACGCTGGGGCAGACAGACTTATTAACGGATCGTCTAAAGTTGCACAGAAGCACGGAGACGAAGTTGTGAAAAAAGTCACCGATACAGCCGTTGAAATGAATAAGTCTTTCGATGAAGATAGACAGCTTGATGATGTTCAAATTGGTGATGTGGCAAGAGCGGCGGGAAACCTTGAAACAGGAACGCTTAATCCAGAAGACGTTGAAACCCTCATGTCAAACAAAACAGAAGAGCGTGAAGTGTTCGAAAAGGCGACCGGTGAGAAGTTGCCTCAGATTCTGAACAGCGACGGCACATTGAATGCGGTTGAGACGAACAAAGCGACAAGAGAATATCTCTTTGCAAAGGCGGCAGATAACTTTGTTGCACGTGCACGGGAAGAGAACGAAGTCTACAAGAACGAAGTTCGAGGAAGATATGAATCGGAGTATTCTAACAACATGGGTTCTATCGGTCAGAGCGTAGTTCAGGAGATTTCGAACAAAGCGGACGTTTCATCGGAAGCGGATTACAACGTGCTTATGCGGCAGATGGAGCGTGCCTACAATGCGGCGAAGGAAGGAAAGCCCGATACTATCCTTGATACAATCAAGCGTGACATTGTGGAGAACTACGGATTCAAAGCAGAAGATGTAGACTCCATGATTAGAGCGGGAAAAATTGATTCGGGCGGTAACGGCTTTACCGTAAAGGCAAGCGGAAATGTGAATGCCGAAACAAGAAAAGCGCTCAAGCAGTTCGCCGATATTTTCTCGGTGAATATTGAACTCACCGACGACATTCAGAGCTACACAGGCGGAGCCGATGTGAACGGTCTCTTTGACTATGCAACGAATACAATCATCTTGAATTCTGCAACACCATCGGAAAACATGGCATATACCGCAATGCACGAACTTGTCCACGGTATCAAGGATTATGACATAAAGGGGTATGATAACCTCGCCAAAGCGTTCAAGACGATGTGGACACAGGATAATGCGGAGAGCTTCAACAAGACGATTAAGGACGTGAAAGAACGCTACAAGAAAGCGGGTAAGAAGCTGAATGATGAACAGGCTTTAGAAGAGGTTATTTGCTCTCAAATGGGCGAAATTCTGCATGATGATAAGTTCATGGACGGAATTACCGAAAATCATTTTAAAGCCGGCAGAACGCTTTTAAACGCCGTTAGAAGGGTAATCAGAAAGATTCGGGATATATTCGGTCTCGGAAATCAGTTTGACAGCAGATACAAGGAAGCTCTGTTCTCTCAGTACAATCTTCTTAAGGATGCCGAAGAGTTTTTGGCAACAGCACTCCACAACAAAAAGCTCGCTATGGGTCTCGGAAAGATGGTACAGCGTGAAGGAAAGGCTTATTCCGTGAATGATTCTATGGACGTTGAACCGGAAGTTGATTATGACTATATCCGACACTTAACAACGGAAGAGTATGAACAACAGCTTAAGAAATACGGTGACGAAAGATGGACGATTGCCGACCAGGAGAAGCTCGATAGCTTAAATGGTACGGAGGACGAGTACGACGAACTTTTCAAAAGACAAGAGCGTGTAGCACAGTTAATTGAATACAGGCGGCGTAACGGTCTTGAAACGGAGTCCGAAGATTCCGGTTATGATGATGAGTACGACGATTACCTTAAAGGCTTCACAAACATTGAGAACAGTGAAGACAGCGAACTTGTAAACGAACTTATTAACTGGAATGAAGAGACGAAAGACCATAAGGATTTCAAGAAACAGTCGTTCCCTCGCTTCAACCCTATGATTAAACAGGATAACATCGACACGAGAGCAGAAATCCGTGAAACAATTGATTCCGTCATCGAACCGCTCAAGGCAGATAAAAAACTTACACATGGACAGGTTCTGAACGCAAAATCGGTGAAGAACAAAGTCGGCGATCTCCTTCACAAGGTTGTCGGTGATGATACCACCATGTCGAAGAAAACCATGCGTGAGACAAGAGATTTTGCGGTGGACGCACTCACAACGGCATACTATGAGCTTCAGAAGGAACATCCGAATATGGATGTCGTTTATGATGTCTTGGAAAAGGCAAGCGAAGAAATTGTTGATGTGATTGATTACAACTATGAGAACGACGAAATGCGTGAATTTCTCAGCATTAAGCGTGCACTCAGAAAAAATCCTATCTACATTGAACGCTCAAAGTGGGGCGATTATAGAAAGGGCAACAATGAAACAGTTACCGCAATGAATAGACACTTCCAGTATGTTACCGTAAGGCACGGAAGCACTAGTTATACAGGGAGCTTTGCTTCTGCGGTGGCTGATTCGAACAGGAAGAAATCGAATGTTGACACGTATTTAAATGAGAACCCTGATATATCAACAGCTCTTTTCGGCACCGAAGATACCAAAATGGGATTAGGCAGTGCATTACAAGAAGATGGAGAGCTTCACAACGAAGAAGGTTTACCGTATATCTTGGAAGAGCGTATGCAGTCTTGGGCGAATAGTCTTGATGGATTGAGTGAATACGATTGTAATCAGATGAAAAAAGCTCTTGTTAACGACCTTTCGGAAATTCTTATTCAGGATGCGGAATCGTACAAAACCTATGCAGATAAGCAGAAGGAAAAGTATGACACCATGAAGAATCGCCTTAAAGGTGAAAGGGACGCTCTCGCCGCCAAACTGAAAGACACAAATGATACGTTGGAGAAAACGAAAACAGCGGCGAAAAATCAGGCGAAGAAATACGAGAAGAAGCTCGAATCTGAGAAAACGAAGCGCAAGAAGATGATTGATACGAGGGAAAAACGTATCGAGAAGGTGAAGGAAAAGAACAAAGCGAAAGAAGAAAAGCGGAAGCGCCGTGAAGAGGAAAAGAAGGTTCTCAATAACATCAACGTGAACTACGCATGGCTTTCTTCACGACTTCTCACGAAGGAACGGAAGTACGAGAAAAACATTCCACAGGAGATTAGAAGACCGCTCGCACAAGCTCTTGTAGCTCTCGACATTCAGACGGCAAACTCTGTTAAGGCAGAGCAGAGGGAGATTAAAAAGACGGGAACACCTACAGGGGCCGCTTTAAAGATTCACGCTTTAAGAGAGGCCATGCGTGAAATCTCTAAAGAGAAGGAGTATCAGGGCATGTTCACGGAGAACGAGGTTCTCATGAATAATCTTGAAGTGCTCGCTTCCATCAACAAGCCTATGAGAGATATGACCCTCGAAGAGTTGAAGGTTGTAAAAGATGTTCTGAAGGGTGTCAGATTTGAGATTACCGAAGGACAGAAAATGTATCTGAACGGACGGAAAGAGTCGTTCAACAGAATCAGTGATAGTATTTGTAACGATTTCGAGGACATGATTAAGAAGTACGGCGAAGCGAAGAAATTCAAAGGTGCGTATGGATTAGTTCGTGACTTTGTGAACTTTGACAACGTAACACCGATGAGCTTTTTCAAGAATGCCGGCGGCACATTCAGTCATATTTGGGACGTGCTTAGAAACTCTCAGGATAAGTATTTCCAGTACACCAAAGAGACGGCAGAGTTCGTTGAAACCCTTCCGGGGAACAAGCGGTGGTTACGCCTTAACGGTGGACACAGTGACGCTCAGAAATGGCAAGACCACAGGAACGAGATTGAGCTTGAATCGGGAAAGAAGATTGATGTGAGCGACGCTCAGATTATGTCGCTCTATCTGCTGGCGAAGCGTAAAGCGGCTATGCGTCACATTTACGGTGAAGGAATCCGTGTCCCTGTTATTAACAAGGACACACGGAAGATTCGTGAGAAGGTAGCAGACAAGGTGCTTATGCGTGACATGACCGACTATGAGACGGTGGCAGTCACCGAGGCAGATTTGGCGGATATGTTCGCTCTTCTCACTCAACAGCAGAAGGATTTCGCCAACGCAATGCAAGATTATCTTTCAACGGTTATTGCGGAGCGTGGAAATAAAGCCTCCATGGAAATGTACGGAGTTAGACTGTTCGAGGAAGAAAACTATTTCCCAATGTACACGGTACAGGACGGAAAGTTTAAAAACCTTGAAACAGGCTACAACGGCATTGCGGGAATTCCTGACCCTGGATGGAGTAAGAACGTAAACGAAAAAGCAGAGAACGCTCTTGTGATTGAGGATTGTATCAGGGTGTTTGCTCGTCACTGCGATGAAATGAATCTGTACGCTTCTTCTCAGAAAGCACTGAAAGACATTACTCGTCTTCTGAATACAGGTGACGTGAGCAATCAGATGATTCGTGCGTTCGGTGTTCAGTCTATCGACTACACGAAGAATATCATCAACGACTTTAGACACCAACAGGATAAGAATGTTGACGGTTGGTCGAAGATTATCAATGCCGGAATGAACAACTACAAAAGAGCTGCTATTGCCGCAAACCTTAGTGTATTGGCACAGCAGTACACGGCAGTATGTAGAGCGTGGATGGAAATTAGCCCGAAGTATTTCTTTCTGCGGAGCCCTAAAGACACGGTACTTCCACCGAAGATTCAGTCGAAAAAGCGGAACGCTCTGATTGAAGAAATGAACAAGTATTGTCCTATCACGTGGTGGAAGTTCCAAGGCAACCATGAACTGAACTTCTCTCGTTCGTCGGAAGATATTATCATGAACCATAAGTCTATTCGTGATAAGCTCGCCATGGGCGTTTATGAAGCGGCAGACCTTAGAACATGGCTCCACATTTGGAAAGCTGTAAAGGCAGAGACAAGGGCGACACGGAAAGACTTGAAACCCGGCAGTGAAGAGTTTCTTAAGTACTGCGGAGAACGTGCGGCATACATTTTCGACTACACTCAGACAGTGGATTCGCCACTTCACAGAGCACAGATTATGCGTGACAAGAACGTTATTGCAAAATCTGTTTCCTCGTTCAAAGCGGAGCCTTTAAAGACGTTCAACATCTTCAGAGACTCTTTAATCGAAGCAAGCCGTTACAAGAAGGAAGGGAAAAAGGTGAAAGCCGCAAAAGCAGTAACGAAGATGACGACGGTTCTCACAATCAATTCCTTTGCGGCGGCATTTGCAAAGACTCTCATTCAGGCGATGAGAAAAACGGATAAGGCAAAAGATGAAGATGAGCCTATCACCTATCTTGCGGCATTCAAAGAACTGTTTGGCGATAACTTCTGGTCAAATGAAAACCCAATTCGGCAGATTCCGGGATTCGAAGAGTTGTGGGGCGTATTCAACACGACACTTGACCTTCTCAGTGGAGAGGAAGTTGATTATTTCAGCTTAATGTCACAGAGCAATATTACTTCTGATTGGCTTTACTCAATCAATAAAGCGCTCTATAAGTACAACAAGAAGAAAGCGGACAATGACTTGTCAATCGGTGATAGTGTCGATTTCCTGAACACGATTCTCGCCTTTGCGGGATTCGGTTTTGCCAATGCGAAACGAGACGTTGGAGCAATAACTAACGCTCTCGGACTACCTGATCCGTTCGCTGTTTTCGCGGACGCTGCGGAGGATCGCGTGGATGTATTCGCAAAGAAGTACAAGGAAATGGGCGGCTCAGTTCCTGGGGAGCCTAACGCTGTTGAGAAAAAGCTCGGTGGAGTTGCGGAAAAGGCTGCTAAATCAAACTCGCTTTTCGGAAAGCTCAAGAGCGCCTATGAAAAACTCTCGAACTCAGAGGATACAGACGACTATGGGTTTTGGGACGATGAAGGACTCGGAGGAAGAACGATTAAGGCTCTTTTCAAAGTCAAGGAAGGTTCGAAGCTCGATGATAGGCTCGATTCCTTGGGATTCACGAGAGACAAGAAGGAACGTGAAAAGGCGGCTTTTGATGCCGACGTTGAAAAAGCTCTCGCAAAAGCTCAGGGCAAGAAGGGTGAGTACCGTGAAGAGGCGGTAGTCAACTATATCAAGAAGGACTGGAAGAAGCACCTTAAAGAGGGAACAATCTCTATCACAGACTGGTACAAGGATTGTGAGCGTAGAAAAAAGCTGATGAAGGCTTGTGGAGTCTCGAAAGAAACTCGGGAAAAATTCAATGAGGCAATCATAAGCGAAACTCGGACGAGATACCATAAAGACATTGAGAAATGGGATAAAAAGGCATTTTCTCGCATGGACGAGTACACGAACTACCTCGCCGAACAGGGCTGGTCTAAAGAGGACATTTCCCGGAAGATGATTGAGAACTCAGACACGGCACGTGAGTTTAAACAGGCGTGCAAGGTTGAGAATGCGGAAGGTGCGGCGAAGTCACTAGCAAAACTGATGGACGCAGGCATTACCAAAGAGGATATCAATTATCTGTACGAGAATCGAAACCGTGTGAAGATTGGTAAGGATTCGAAGTACTACAAGGAAGCTCAGGCACTTGGACTTGATGAAGAGGGTAAAGGTAAGTCAACCGGAAAGTACATCTACCCGGCACACGGAACAATTACTTCCTATTTCGGCTACAGAAATGCGCCTACTGCGGGTGCTTCCTCGAATCACCCGGCAATCGACATTGCCGTTCCTGAAGGTACAAGGGTTAGCGCTTCCGATGGCGGAACGGTTGTAGCGACCGGTTGGTCGGGCGGCTATGGAAACATCGTTCAGATTGACCATGGAAACGGAGTAGTCACTCAGTACAGCCACTTGTCTAAAGTCGGTGTAAGGAGGGGTCAGAAGGTTGCACGGGGTCAGGAAGTCGCCCGGTCAGGGAATACGGGAGTCTCCACTGGTCCACACCTTGACTTTAAGATGATGATTAATGGGGAACCAGTGGACCCTCTGAAACATCTTACAAAGTAGGTGAGCGACATGACCAACGAAGTAATATGGACGAAAATAGTACTGGAACGGTTCATCGAACAGGCGAACTTGTCCGAAGACGAAGAAATTGTAATGCGTACACGTGCGGCGGGTTGGAGCAGAACAAAGCAAGCCATGGAACTGAACCTATCTGTTTCGACGATTGATAGGATTATCAGTAGGCTTAAACGGAAGTACGACGAAGTACAGGCATATGACCCAATATTGCCGCCACGGAAACGAGGGGTTTACAGGTAAAAATGTGATAGGAAGACGACGGTTAATCGAAAGGTTAGCCGCCGTTTTTCTTATTACAATTTGGACAAGGAGGAATACTACCATGTACGGATTTTATCAGCCTTATGGGGGCAATGAACAGCTTGTGAGGGTAACTGGTCTTGATGGTGCTAAAGCGTATCAAATGCGCCCGAACAGCGTTGTTGCACTATTCGATGGTGCAGAGGACATATTCTATCTCAAATCAACCGACGGTGCGGGATTCCCAACAATTCGAATCTTTCGATTTGAAGAGGTCACGGCTACACCGAATGTTTCACAGGAGTACATCACAAAGGCAGAGTTCGAACAATTCAAGGAGGAAGTCTTAAATGGGAAGCAGCATATTCAAGAATCAGAACAATAATCAGCTAGGCGATCTAGCGAATCGTGCAAAAGCTATGATGAACGATTCAAGGCAAATGCAGAACGTAATGGGTATGTTATCCGGAAGGGGAGTGTCTGCGGAACAGATGGTGCGTTCTATCTGTAGGGAACGTGGGATTGATGTAAACGAATTTATGAACAGCATTAAATAGCTAGCGAAACTTAGAGAAACTTAGAATCGGCACAAAATGTATCGTTTCTGACACGAAATGACACGTTTTGACACGATTAAGCACACATATTTAAAAAAACTACCCTATTTTTTTAATAACCACTTGCGCAAGTGAAATTTAGCGAAAGTTATTTTAGTTTTTTAGAAATTATTTGACTTTCGTGGAAGTTAGTTAAATTTATCGTCAATTATTTTACTTATTCGGAGAAATCCGAAGGAAGGAGAAGGAAATGGAAAACATGAGCTTGTCGGACATTGCCGCCGTGACAAAGGATAATGATGATTATTTTGGAAATGGTGGAATGTGGATTTTCGCTTTGCTGATTCTCATGATGATGGGAGGCGGATTCTGGAATAGAGGGAATCAGTCTGAACCAGTGACGGAAGCGGGATTGTGCAATGCGATGAACTTCAACGGTCTGGAGAACAGCGTGGGAAGACTGAACGATAGCCTTCAGAACGATTACATGGGTGTGCAGAACGGTATCTCGAATCTCGGTTATGAGACTTTGAGAAACTTCAATGAGACACAGAACAGAATTTCTGATTGTTGCTGTATCACTCAGAGGGGTATTGACGGCGTTAATTATAACGGAGCAATCAATACGGCGAACATCAATGCGAACACTACAGCACAGACTCAGAAGATTCTGGACGCATTATCTCAGAACAAGATTGAGTCGCTACAGGCACAGGTTACACAGCTTCAGATGCAGAACGCAATGTGCGGTGTCGTAAGATACCCTAACGCTACTACTTATTGCAGTGGTTCTAATCCGTTCGGTAACTGCGGATGCGGAGTCGCTATTTAATCAAGTGTAAAGGCATATAGCCAAGGAGGGAATTATGAGTTGCAAAAGTGCGATTTATGCAGTGAATACAAGCACGGCGACGATTCCGGAAGGTGGAACCTATCAGCCGAATACCATCATTAGACGGTTTGGGCAGTGCTGTCAAATGGCGAATAATGCCATGGAGCTGAACGGTCAAGGCTACTATGATGTTGCTGTCACAGCTACGGTGGTAGGAACTGCGGTGGGAAATGTCACAATGGCGGTTTATCAGGACGGGGCGCCTGTTCCCGGAATGAATGCTTCACAGACTGTAAAAGCGATCGGTGATACCGTCACGCTTGGAACAAGTGGCATCGTGCGGGTGTACTGCGGTAAGAACAGTTCGACTCTTACTATTGTTATCGGCGGTCAGGCGGTCACCGGAAGCAATCTTGCTATCGACATTACAAAGCAGTAAGAGAACAAATGTTCTTGAAATGTAATGATTGGAGGTGTACAATAAACCTGTACATAATAGCGTTCAGAGTCATTATTGAGCGCCTCCTTTCTCATTTAACAATACGGTATTCAGAGAAAAGAGTCGGAGAAATCCGACTCTTTTTTCTATGTGACAAACTTGAGCGAATCAACGCTCACAATCAGCGTGTTCACATTCCGTCTGTATTGGTTGAGCAAGTGACCAGTAATAACAAAGCAATCGGTGATATTAAACTTTGATGTGTCATAATCAACACAGCGAACGAATACGCCATTGCAGTCAAGAACAAAATAATCATCATACCTTCTAGCAAGCATTCCACTTAATCGAACAAAATTATCCATTGATACGCTCCTTTCCTTACATTTGACAAGTTGGATTGTATCGAAGTTGAAACAAAATCACAATTCTAAAAATGCACCGAATTCAAATGAAAATGATTACATTTTTGTCCGATTGATATAAAATAAGGTGGGAGGTGTGAAAAATGACAGTTGGAGAAATTATGAAGTACACAAGGAAGCGAGTAGGTAAATCTCAATCTTCCATGGCGGAAGCGCTCAATGTAGAAGTTCGAACTATAGGTAGGTGGGAAAACGGAAAAAGCGAACCGACCGTGAGTGAAATGATAGAATGGTTTAGGACCGTTGGAGAGAACCCAATTCCATATATGTTCATATTGACATACCCTGATGAGTTCGCATTGGAAGAGAGCGAAAATGCGGATAACGTGGATCGCTTATACGAGTTAATGTCCGAAAACTTAACCGCCGAAGATAAGCTTGCATTGGTGTATATCTATTCAGGAAATCATGGGTCGAGTCCTGCTTCCGTGATACAACTCACGCTTGCTCATTTGTGTAACCCTTTAGGCGCACGTATTCTTGTAGCCGAACACATTCTAGAAGACTATAAGCTGAAGCTAATGAATGATGAAATAGAAGCTCCTGAAGAGTTTCGACCAAATTTAGCAATGCTTGAAAGAGCTATAGACGCTGCGAAAGAATCATACATAGACGGACGGAAGGGATATAGCAGTCCTTCCCCCGAAGATGTAACAAGTGTGTAACAAAATAATTTATAACTTTATATAACAATACATAACACCCCTATCGAAAAATGCGGAGTTTTCAACATTTTCGACAGAGATGTTATCGGGTGTTATCCACTTCACAAATAATAAAAATCTATGAGAAGTTGTTTGTAATCGTTGATATTAAAAGGTTTGAGAGTGAATGATTTAAAAAGTGTAACGAGAATGTAACATTTGATAAGATTAGTCGCACTTTTCCACAGATTGAGACAACATCGTTCCTAATGCTGACGCTATTTCGTCATCATTATTTTTTTGCTCGAATAAGTGCGTATATATACCTAGCGTTGTTGATATGTTTGAATGCCCCATGCGCTTAGAAACTATCTCGGGATTCACGCCCAATGAAATGCATATCGAAGCGTATGTGTGACGCAGTGCGTGAAATGTGATAGGTTCAAGTCCTATCTTCTTCATGTAGGATTGTAGCCGTGCTATGCATAAACATGCGTGAAAAGCTTCTCCGTTTTCTTCTTTCAGCAAATAAGGTGAATCAACCCATGCCTTCCCATACTTTAGTTTGCTCTGTATGTGCTGTTTACGAAGTGCTATAACATCATCAACTACCAATTGTGGAAGTATGCATAGCCGTTCACCGGAAGATGTTTTCGTTTCCTTGACGAACACTTCCCTTAAATTGGGTGAATACCTTGCACGCTTAATATAGAATCTTCCATCATCAGGAATTTCATCTTCCATTATTCCTAACACTTCTCCTTTTCGAAGCGATCCGAACAACGCAAGCTCGAAACAGACTTTATAATCCAGTGGCAGTTCGTCTAGGTGTGAGCAGAAAACAGTGAAATCTTCAGGTGTCAATATCTGTACTTCCTTTTTTCTTACGGAAGGAAGACTTACGTCGTGGCATGGATTCGTTTTAATTAGGTTCCACGTTACAGCAATAGAGCAACAGTTACGAAGAAGGGAGTATGTGAAGCGGATTGTTCTCGGTGAAAGCTCGGAAGATAAATCATCAACCCACATTTGAAGGGTGCGAGGGGAAAGCTTTTCAAGGCGCAACGAACCGATGGTGTTGTCTATGCGGTTGCGCTGATCGTTGTAGGTGTGAATCGTATTTGGGGATTTATTATTGATAACCTGACTCCATACAGCATTACACATGTCGGAAACGGTTTTGCATTGGGCGGATATTCCCGATATTGACTCAACCCATTCATTTATTTGATTGTTTAAATCTCGTTTCGTGGAAGCGTGAAACACTTTTGATTTCTGCTTCCTCTTTCCTACATAGTCGGTGTTAATATCAATCCACACTCTGTACCTATTCTTTTCAAGCTGTTTTATATGCATGACTACTTCCTTTTGTTAATCACAAAATCAATATAATCAGATACGTTTTCCATATCGGAAGGAGATAAACTACTGATTTTGTCACATAGAATGTCATAAGGTGTTTTTTCACTGTGTTCATCGTCGAAGGATTGAAGCTCATTCCACCCTGTTAAATAGGAAATTGAGCAGTTGAGCGCTTCTGCAAACTGCGGGAGCTTACTTCGCGGAACATCGCCGTTTCCAGTTTCTATTTTTGCAATGCTTGATTTAGATTTATACCCAAGCTTGATTGCGAGTTGCGTTTGTGACAATCCTCTTTTCTTTCTCATTGCCCTAATGTTATCACCAATATTGCCATTCATCATATTCACCTTCTTTCAACGTCAAGATAACATAAAGCGTGCCGATGTTAAATAAAAAATTACAAAATTGTAAAAAAAGTGTTGACTTCTGTTAGCCAAAATGATATTATATGACTGTCAAAGGAAAGGAGGTGCAAATTGATAAATACGAAAAAGCTGAATGACAGGATTGAAAGTTCTGGTATGAAAAAGTCGTATTTAGCCGAAGAAATGGGAATATCGAGACAAGCCCTATGGGGAAAGATAACAAACAAGGCAAAATTTACGCCGGACGAACAACAGTACCTTGTAGGAAAGCTTGATATTCGGACAATGAAAGAGTTTCGGGATATTTTTTTTTTAAACGAGGTTGAAGAATAGTGAACTTTGGAGGCTGTGATGTTTGTGAAAGTATCAGAGTTCGCGGAAATCATGGGGATTAGCACGGTGTCTGTATACCGACTTATTGAGAGCGATTCAATCCCGTACTACAGAGTCGGGAAGTGCATTCGACTCAATATTGATGATTTTCGCAAAGGAAAGGAAAAAGGTTATGAAGAGCTTCAGATTGAAGGTTAAAAAGTTTTTCGAAGAGGAAGCGGCTGATGAGTACAACGGCGATACGCCGGGAATGTACATCGGAGGCACGATTGGAACATTGATGATGGTAGCAATGATTTTGTGGGGAGGTATGTAGAATGGATTTCATGATTACAAGCGTTGATGATGTTAGCAGACAGGTGCATTACAGCATTAACAAGGTCGGTAGCAAGTATGCGGTGAGAGCGCATAACGACAAGAACGTGAGAAGCGTTAGCAGAACGTTTGACGAGCTGATGGAGGCTTACAAGGTGTTCGAGAAGATTGTTTCCTGGGTGGTCTTCGGTCTGTATGCAGACAACGACAGAATGGACTTTATCGAGAAGGGAACAATGGAATAGGAGGTACGCAATGCAGGTTCACAAGAAGTGTACATGGACGTTCGAAGAGAACCCAAAACGAGACGGGAAATA